GCCGCAGCATGATTTCTGACTTCCGCACGCAGCGCCTGCGAATCCTGTGCAGCGTCGACGTGGTATCCGAGGGCTTCGACGTGCCCGGTATCCACTGCGGCATTCTGCTGCGCCCGACTGCCAGCGAGTCGCTGTATCTGCAGCAGGTCGGGCGGTGTCTGCGCCCCGCGCCGGGGAAGGAGTACGCGATCCTGCTCGATCATGTTGGGTCCACGCTGCGCCACGGCCTCCCGACGGACGACCACGAGTGGTCGCTGTCCGGTACACAAAAGTCCCACCGCAAGCAACGTGGCAAGGACGACATCAGCGTCCGCGTCTGTCCGAAGTGTTTCGCCGCCGGAAAGTCCGGTCCGGCCGCCTGCTGGCAGTGCGGGCATGTGTTCGAGGTCAAGCCGCGGAAAATCACCGCGCGCGACGGCGAACTGCTTGAGCTGACGCCGGAGATGATGGAGAAACGGCGGGCGCGGCAATCTGTTGGTCGCGCCAAGACGCGCGAGGAACTGATGGAAATCGCCAAGGCGCGGAACTACTCCCCGCGGTGGGTCGATCACATACTGAACGCACGAGGGCAGAGGCATGGCTAAGAAATACGTCCGCATCCCTGATCCTGTCAGGGAGGACATCATCCGCAGGATCAAGGCCGGCGAGTTCCGCTGCGACATCGCCAGGGCCTGCAGGGTCAGCGAGTTCAGCGTGACGAAGGTCGCCACGTTCAACAAGTTGCAGGTGGCGAAGTGTCCGCGCGGGTCACGCTGGGGGAAACTGAAGAAACAGCAGGAATACACTGAATCCGCCGCCGTGAACTGGCGCGCCGTCAAGGCCGCGCTGCGGTGGAATTGTCGCGGGACTATGGCGCATGACTGAATCCGCCCTCACCCGCCGCATCCAGGTCGCTCTGACCGATGCCGACACGCGAATCTGGCGCAACCAAGTCGGCCAGGCATGGCAGGGGAACGTATCCCTAAACCGCGACGGCAGCATCACGATCAGGAACCCGCGTCCTGTCACGTTCGGACTGTGCGAAGGGTCCAGTGATCTGATCGGCGCCCGCTCGGTTCAGGTGACGCCGGAAATGGTAGGCCGGCGGGTTGCGGTGTTCGCTGCCGTCGAGGTGAAAACGGACACAGGCCGCGCCACGGACATGCAGCAGCAGTTCATTCAGACCGTGCGGTTTCTCGGCGGATTGGCGGGGATTGCGCGGAGTGTGGAGGAGGGGAAACGTATTCTCGGAGGCGTGAGCACAGAATGACAGACAGAAGTGAACGAAGGGCGCAAAAGAAGCGCAACCGCGATAGATGGGCGCGTATCGTTCGTGGATGGTCTGCGTATTCAGGGGATCAAGATCCGTGGTTCGAGAGAACTGTACGCATGCAAGCCAATCATGGCGTGCTTTGCTCGTGCTTCATGTGCGGTAATCGCAGAAAGTACGATGGGGAAACTATTCAGGAACGTCGAGCCTTGAATATCAAGGATTTTGAGGGTTGACGCCGGTCATGACCAACGATTAGAGTTTCATTGAAGGGCTGGCATGTCGTCGGCTGATTGCGGAGGAAATTGTGAAAACCATTGAACGGGTTGTAACCCCATCGTTGGCGAAGTTGCTTCTAGAAAAAAACACCAGCAACAGAAATATCAATAAAAATCTAGTGGCGACGTATGCCAGAGACATGATTAATGGCGATTGGATGAATAACGGGGAAACGATAAAAGTATCGACTTCTGGCGTTCTGATAGACGGGCAGCATAGACTGCATGCCGTAATTCAATCCGGCGAATCCGTTAAGATGCTCATCGTTGAGGGACTTCCAGAAAACGCATTCCAAACCGTAGACGTGGGAATGCGGAGGACAGCCGGGCAGCAGTTAGCAATTGCGAGCATGAAGAATGCCACCGCGTCAGCGGCAATCGCCAGGTGGGTTGTGGTCATTGAAGAGCAGATTCAGAATGACCGCGTGAAGCAGGTAGTAACCATGCCTGAGATATTTGATGCAATAGAACGGCATCCTCTTATTTCCAAATACGCCACTCGTCATTCGGCAGGAAAGCTAAAATTTCTAGTCCCTACATGCTCAATGGCGCCAATGGTTCTTGCGGCGGAAAAATATGGGGAAGATCTGGTCGATCAGTTTGTAAATGATCTGGATACCGGGGAGGGGACGTCAAAGGGAGACCCGGCATTTGAATTCCGTGAACGCATGATAACTAACAGGGGATCTGTGGCTAAACTCAGGACGGAAACAATCGTCTTGTTTGCCATGAAGGCTATTAGCGCATTCTGTAACGGACGAAAAATAGGGGTTTTGAGAATCATGGCGAAAGAAGGGTTCCCTTCCCTGTGAATGCTCGAATTAATCTCAGGAACCTAAGAAAAAAACTCAACCTCACCCTCCGCGAAGCCGCGCGCCGCTGCGAAGTAGCGGAGCGCAGTTATGCTCGGTGGGAATCCGGCGAGCGTGCTGTGCCCGATGGTATCGAAGCGAGACTACGGAGGGGTACGAAATGACCCGCCCCTCCTGGCACCACCGCCTCATCCCCTACTTCATCGCCTTCATCTTCCTGCTGATCCTCTGCGCCTTCGCCGCGTACATCTACGTCGGCGCCAGGATTTTCTCAGCCGCTGGCGACTGCAAGCCCGCTGTGACGGTGGAGAACACGGACACGGGGCAGCAGTACAGCGTGGGGTGCGGGCGATGAATAACCGCGGCTTCACCCTCATAGAACTCATCCTCGTCATGATCGAGCTGTTCTGCCTCGGCAGCGTCGCGATCGTCGCCTACTCCCGATATCTCAACCTGCAGCAGGTCTGCCCCCCATGATCAAGCGCCGATACACCAACGCCGAGGACGAATACATACGTCAGCACTACGGCACCACTCGACTTAGGTTCATCGCGGCTTTCATCTTCCGCAGCTACGCCAGCGTCCAGCAGCGCACCAAGTACCTCGGCCTCAAGCGCACCGCCAAGCAAAAATCCGCAATCTACAGCGGCTGGTCGCGGCAACCGAAACACGGCCAGCCGAAACGCAGAACTTCCCAAACGGACGAACACCGGCTATAACATCCACGCCGGCGTCAGACCGACCGGCAACTCCCTGAAAATCCGCCCGGTGGTCACAGCCCGGGCGGTTCCTCTGTGACAGGAAACACGACGTGAACCAATCACCACCGCGCCCTACGCTACGACTGCCGGACTCCGTGTTCTGGCTCGTCTGGTACACCAACTCCAACCGCATCAGGCGGCGCCACCCGACGCGCGAGGCCGCCGAACTCGAGGCCGAACGCCTGGCTGCAGCCTACCCAGACCGCACATTCTACGTGCTGCACTCGGGTAGGCGCTTCGGCAAACCGGAGCGCGCCCGATGAGCGCCGCTCCGGATCCGATCGACACCGCCAAGCATGCCGCTCAGCGCATCTACATGGACCTGCATGCGGACATCGACCGCGCGCTGTACGACTTCCTGTTCGCCCGCCAACTCGCCGTCCACGTCTGCGGCGGTGACCCATCTACACAGGGCTATCACTACGCCATGCGTAAGCGGGACGAACTGACCGCGTTGCTGCGCAGCATCGGGGCGGCAGCATGACCACCACCGAACCACAGAAACCCGTCCTCATCGTCAGCGAACGGGCGCTTGAGGCAGCCCGCCACAGCCTGCCGGGATACGACGTGATCGCCTACCACGGCAAGTCGCGGTCGAACGGCAAGCTCGCGGCGTTCACCGAGGCGCTACGGGGCCGCCATGTCGATATCTGGGAGGACGCCGGGAATGATGGCGACGGACGCGCTGCGGTGCTGTCCTCCGTACTTCTACCTATCTGCCAGCGGGTGCGCATCGTCCACGCCAAGGACGCGGCCCCAGGCTGGTCAATCGCTGACGCCGTCTCAGACGGCTGGGACACGGCCCGCCTGATCGCTTGGGGCAAGGATCACCTCGTCACCCCATCCGTACAGCCACCGGATTTGAACCCCTCCCAAAAGCCACCAGAATCGCCCACGACCGATATTTCGACGGTAGGCACAATCGACCAGCCCGCGTATGTGTTATGGGAGCAACTGAACCTGGCCCGCAACGAGCGCGGCCCATACGCCACCGAGTCCAACGCGCCGCGGATTATGTCTGCCCATAACAACTATTCCGGGCGGATCTGGCTGGACGAATTCAGCCAGCGGCTGATGATCGACGACCGGCTGTTCAGCCGAACCGATGCCATCGCGTGCCTGGTCTGGATGCAGGAGGCCCTGCAGCTGCCCAAGATGCCCCTTGCGGCCGTCGAGCGCGCGGCGGTGCTGGTCGGCGAGCGCAACAAGCGTCACCCCCTGAAAACCTACCTGAACGGCCTCAAGTGGGACGGCGTCGAGCGCCTGCCCAGCCTCATGCACAACGCCTTCGGCGCCGCGGATGACGACTACGCCGCCGCCGTCGGCCGTTGCTGGCTTGTGGCCATGATCGCCCGCGTGTACCAGCCCGGCTGCAAGCACGACCTCGTGCCCGTGTTCGAGGGCGTCCAAGGCGCCCGCAAGTCCTCCGCGCTGTCCATCCTGGGCGGCCAGTGGTTCCTCGAATCTACCGAGGATCCGGTACGCAACCGGAAGGACTTCCTCCTATCCATGCAGGGCAAGTGGCTGGTCGAGATCCCCGAAATCGACCGCGTCGGTGGTACCCGCGGCAGCCTCAACGACCTCACCGCCCTGATCACCATCCGCGTCGACACCTACCGCGTCCCCTACGGCGCCACCACCATGGACTACCCCCGCCAGTCCGTCCTTGCCGGCACCGCCAACCGCAGCGAGTGGAACCCAGACCAGACGGGCGGCCGGCGTTTCCTGCCAATCACCTGCGGAACGATCGACACCGACTACCTGACAGAGGTCCGCGACCAGCTCTTCGCCGAGGCCAAGGCCCGCTACGACCGCGGCGAGGCGTGGTGGGACGTTCCGATCGAGGAGGCCACCGAGCAGCAGGAGTCGCGCCGGATCCGCGACGAGTGGGAAACGGTCATCGAGCGATACATCCGCGAGTCCCCAGACCGCCGCGACTGGCAGGCCGGAATCATCTGGTTCCCTAGAGAAAAACCGCTCGAAATTCTGCGCATGGCGGACGTACTTTCCGACGCCCTCGGACTGCCAGAAGGACGTTGGGACAGGCACTCACAAATGCGCGTCGCTTCGTGCCTGATTGCCCTCGGATGGCGAAGATTTCGCCCAACAATTGACGGAGTCAGGCAATGGGCATACACAAAGAGCTTTTAAACCAATAGGACAGGTTGGGACAGGTTGGGACATGGCCGTTTCTGTCCCAACGACGTCCGGACGTCCCGACAAAAACCCCATTTTCAAAACCCCTCCTCAGACGTGCAATATGTTTGTAAAAGGTACGGACAGGTATAGACAGGTTGGGAAGAGCCTATGAAACAAGCCACTTCGCGCGTCCCAACCTCTGGACCCCCGTTGGGACAGGTACCGCCAGACATCCTCGAATTCGCCCGCCGGACGCGGACGATTTTCGGCGACGGCGTTCGCCTCCTGCGCGTGGTCACAGACGACGGCCTGGCATGGGGCAACCCCGCATGGGACGATCCGCTCACCGCCCCCTTGAAAACGGACCCCTTGCGTGATACGCCAAACCCGAACACAATGCCCGCCATGCGTCAACCTCGAGGCACCAGTGTCGATTGACTGAAGCAGCCACTGCCGGCTGTGATAACGGCACACTCGATCCACCTACCGGGACTCAGATCCCGACCGTCAGCCTCGCCGAATTGATTTCGAGCAACCGTCCGATGACGGTGCTTCAGCGGGTTGAGTACGCCGCTCTCACGCTCCCGCCTGGCAGCAAGGGACAGATCGCAGCCGCGAAGCTGTACCTGTCCAAGACGCAGCCGGATTTGAAGGCAGTCGAGATCACAGGGCAGGGCGGAAAGCCTATCAGTGTTGTCATCACGGCCAGTCCGCAGGATGCTGATCTGTGAACGCGGTCGCCATGCCATCTGCGGAGCATGCGCAGTTCACTCTCACGCCCAAGCAGCAGGCGGCACAGCGCGTCCTCTCAGGTTTCGCAACGCACTGCATGCTGTTCGGCGGCAGCCGTAGCGGAAAGACGTTCCTGCTGGTTCGCAACGTGGTGCTACGTGCGCTGAAGGCGCCGCACAGCAAGCACCTGATCCTTCGATTCCGGTTCAACCAGTGCAAGACGCATATCGCGATGGGGACGTTCCCCGACGTGATGCGCAAGGCGTTTCCGGGCATCGACTACGACATGTCGCGCACCGACTGGTTCGTGACGCTGCCGAACGGGAGCGAGATCTGGTTCGGCGGCCTGGACGACAAAGAGCGCACCGAGAAAATCCTCGGCGCAGAGTACGCGACGGTTTACTTCAACGAGTGCAGCCAGATCAGTTTCTCAGCGCGTGAGATGGCGATCACCCGCCTGGCGCAGCACGTCATGCAGGAGATCGACGGCGCGCCATCAGTTCCGCTGAAGCTGCGCGCGTACTACGACTGCAACCCGCCGTCGAAGGCGCATTGGACGTTCAAGCTGTTCAAGCAGAAGATGAAGCCCGACGACAAGGGTCAGCCAGTCTCAGACCCGGACAACTACGTCAGCTTCCAGATCAACCCCAAGGACAACGAGGGGAACATCAGCTCGGAATACTTCGCCACGCTCGCCGGCCTGTCTGGCCGCATGCGTCGCAGGTTTGAGCAGGGCGAGTTCTCCGATGCGACGCCGAATGCGCTGTTCGACGAGGCACACATCGACCGATGGCGAGTCGACAAGCCGTGGTTTCACCTCACGCGCGTCGTGGTTGGCGTTGACCCTTCCGGGTCCGGTGACGTCGACAACGCGGACAACGACGAGATTGGCATCGTGGTCGCGGCCATGGGTTCAGATGGCATCGCGTACGTGCTCGAGGATGCGAGCCTGAAGGCAGGGCCTGGAACATGGGGAAAGATGGTCGTCGGTTGCTACGACCGCCACCAGGCGAACCTGATTGTCGGCGAAGTGAACTACGGCGGCGATATGGTGCGCGCGACGATACACACCGCGCGTCCGTCCGTGCCGTTCAAGCCCGTTACTGCGACTCGCGGCAAGGCAGTGCGTGCAGAGCCGTTCAGTGCGTTATACGAACAGGGCAAGGTACGGCACGTCGGCATCATGGCGAAGCTTGAGGACGAACTGTGTGCGCTGACGACGAACGGGTACACGGGCGAAGGTTCCCCGAACCGCGCCGACGCTCTGATCTGGGCGCTGGCTGAACTGTTCCCGAACATGATCCTGCCGTCAGGTGGTTCTGGGGAGTTCAAGGCGATTCAGTCCACGCTGATGGAGGCTTTCTAGCGCATGGCCGGCAAGGTCACATCACTGGAAGGCAAAATCCCCAAGGCCCCGCCTCCGCTGCAAGTGGTGTCGCTGGACGGTGCCGCGTCGATGTTTTTCGGGCCTCGAGCCGAGCGGTACAACCCGGACGCGCTCGCTGCGCGAAAGGGCGGCCTCGGTATCTACAAGCGCATGCTGCAGGACCCGCAGGTCAAGGCAGTGGTGAAATTCCGTCGCGACAGCATCATCGGTCGCGGCTTCGAGTTTGTGTTCGGCGAGACAGAACTGTCCGCCGACGAGCAGAAGAAACGCACACGCGTGATGTGCGAAACCGTCGAACGCATGACCGGATCTTTTGCGGACGCTGTGGTCGGTGTCATGACCGGCATGGCGTATGGGTTCTCGGTGTCCGAGATCGTGACGCAGATCATCAAGGTCGACGGTTCGCCATACGTGGGCCTTGCCGAACTGCTGACGCGCGACTGCGAGTCGTTCAAGTTCTACACCGACGACTACGGGAACCTGACGCGGCTCACGCAGTCCGTGAACGGGCGCGAGATCGAACTCGACCCGATGAAGTTCGTGCACTACGTGCAGAACCCGGACGTGGACCCGTTCTATGGCGAGAGCGAACTGCGCGCGGCGTATCGCCCGTGGTTCATGAAGGACATGGACATCAAGCTGTGGGCTGCCTACAAAGAGCGCATGGCGGGCGGATTCCTGTCGATCGAGCTTGGATCGTCTGGCATATCGCCGAACTCGCCGGACTACACTGCGCTTGAAAACGTGCTGAAGAACATGCGCTCGACCATGGGCGTGATCCTGCCGAATGGCGTGACGGCCGAAATGCACACGCCGGACGCGACGGACGTGTACGAGAAGGCGCTGACGGTTCACGACCTGGAGATCGCCAAAGCGCTGCTGGTGCCTAACCTGCTCGGCATGTCGCAGGCCGGGCAGACGGGGTCGTACTCGCAGAGCCAGACTCAGCTTGAGACTTACTTCATGACGCTTGCGACCGACACGCAGCGGCTCGAGCAGTGCCTGAACGACCAGTTGTTCAAGGTGCTCGCGCTGCAGAACTGGGACGACGGCGAGTTCCCGCGCTTCCGGTTCAAGAAGGCGTCCGCGGATCACGTGAAGTGGGTGGTCGACTCCGTCGTCGCGCTCTCGGGCGCGGGTGGCCTGATCCTGACGCCGAAGGATGAATCGCACCTGAGGCAGTTGCTGGATCTTGCTCCCCGCGATGAGTCGCAGGACGCGCTGGCGAAGGTGAAGCAGGATCTGGTGCCGATCCAGGAGGACCCGAACAAGACAGCGGCGCTGGCGCTGAAGGCGAAGGAGCCTGCTGGTGGGGCTGCGTTCACGCAGATTCACCCCGTCGACGCGCTCAAGAAACTGCTCGCGGATTCCGGGCGCGAAATGTCGCCGGAAGTCGAGGCGAAGCTGCGCGAGATCACTGATGCAGAGGTCGACGCCGAGGAGTTCTCTGCGGACAAATCGAAGGCGGACAAGTCCAAGGCCGACGAGGAAGACGACAAGAACCACAAGGACAAGAAGAAATTCTCCGCCGACCTCGCCCTCCAGCGCGTCGACTTCGCCGTGATCGCGCAGCGCGCGTTAGGCATCGAGGAGGAAATTGCCGACCGCGTGGCGAACATCGCCGCGAAGACAGTCTCACAGCAGTTGACGGATGAACGGCTCACGGCGCTGCTTGGTCCCGACGTGGACAGCATCGGGCAGGTGCGAATCGACGACGCAGGCATCGGCAAGATTAAGGCCGGCTTCAAAGACGGTCTTTCGCGCGCTTGGGCGCTCGGGTTGAACCAGGCGATGACAGAGACGGCCAAGGCGCGTAAGGCCACGTTCTCGAAGTCTGACCGACAAGCACACTTTGCGGCGCTGCGTGAGAACGCGGCAGACTGGTTCGAGTCGAACGCTTTCCGCATGGCAGGGAACTTCACGGACGGCATGAAAGCCATCATCCGGCAGGAGTTGCTGCAGGCGGTCAAGACGGGCCTGCGCCCTGAGCAGGCCGCGTCGGTGATCTTCACCCGCCTGATCGAGCGCGGGTTTATGACCTACGACGCCGTAAAGGCGAACGAGACTCGCGAGCAAGTGATCGAACTCGTGACCGAGGCGCTGCGCAACGCGGCAGGGACGCCGAACGTCGCGGCGTACCTGAACACGCTGGTTCGTACCAACACGTTCGAGGCGCTGAACGAGGCCCGCTATGCAGAGTTCTCGGACCCGGCCGTTTCGGACTTCGTCGTCGCACTGCAGTACTCGGCGATTCTCGACGACCGTACCACGCCCATATGCCGCGAACTGGACGGGCACATACACGCCGTCGGGTCCAAGGTGTGGCAGAACTATCGCCCGCCCAACCACTACAACTGTCGTTCTGTTGTTTTTGCTGTGACGACGCTGGATGGTTGGGACGGCACCGAGTCGCCTGATCCCGTGTTGCAGCCGCAGGAGGGGTTCAAGTGAACATCAACGAGGCCGATGCGCGCGCCATCGTTGAGATGGCTGAAGTGTGCTGGGGCGAAGGGCAGGGCGGCCCGCAGGGTTCGCGCCTGGTCATCGCGATCGCATTGGAGTTCCCCGGCGTTGTTCCGAATCACATGCTCGATGACGCCCACAAGAGCCTTGCTCGCGCGGAGGCTAAACTGTGACCGTCTCCTTCCTGACCAAGATGCGCGAACTGGTCGATGCCGCTGACGCGGACGCCTCGCTGCGCAACGACATCGACGCGCAGGCCGAGTCGCTGCTTGAGCAGTTCCGCGACTGGCCGGTCAACACGCAGGTCCCGCTCGCGTACGTCGCGACGATCGTGGCGGCGATGATTCTCGCGCCCAACACCAACGTCCGTCGCATCCGCGCGACCGACGCACTCACCATGAAGGACCAAGCAGGATGAGCAAGTCCATCACAGGCGCAGAGGTCTTCGCCGCGGGAACGCACAATGGCCTCACATTCAACGAGGACGACCTCGACGGCATCGTCAAGGCGTTCGACCAGCTGAATGCCGCGGGCCGAGTGCCGCTCAAGTTCGGCCACAACAACGAGCAGCCCTTCACCGACGGCCAGCCTGCGCTCGGCTGGGTGCAGCGGCTCTGGCGCGACGGCAAGAAGCTGTTCGCGGATTTCGTAGGCATGCCGACGGTCGTGTTCGACGCCGTCAAGGCTGGCCTCTACAAGCAGGTTTCCATCGAGCTCCTGAAAGACACCAGCCGAGAGGGGGACCGTTACCCCTGGGTGCTGGACGCAGTGGCTCTCCTCGGCGCCGACATTCCGGCGGTCAAAGGGCTGAGGGATTTGCAGACGCTGACCATGACGCGCGAGATACCGGGTATCCGGTTCGAGGGCGTGGCGGCGTTCACGTCGGAAAGCAAGTTCACCAACCATTCTGGAGACAGAAACACCATGACCGATGAAGAAATCAAGGCGCTGCGGGAGCGCGCGGAGAAGGCCGAGAAGGCGCTCGCGGACGAGCAGAAGGCTCGTTTCAGCGAGAAGCTGACTCGCCACCGCGCGGAAGTCGTCAGCCTGCTCGACAAGGCGATCGAGGAGGGGCGAATCCTGCCGCGCGTGAAGGACAAGATCGTCAACTCCCGGTACTTCACGTCGGACGAGACGGCGATGAGCTGGTACTCGATCGACGCCGTGAAGGA